ACCACGCGCCGCTGACCGGCATTCCAGTGGTGATTGCGGCCCACGAAACCGTATCCAAAAGGCCTTGCACGTTTAGGTTGTTCCATGCACCAGTATTGTTCCAGCGGTATTCTACAACGCCGTCAGCCGTGCCAATCCAGTAGAGGTCTGCCCCCGAAAGAACAGGCGTAGCAGTGCCTGAAACGGACTGCGAAGCCCCGGCACTCGATGATATGGCGTGACTGCGATCCGGCGAAGCTGGTGAGGTATTGTAAGCGTCGGTCCACGTTCCGGTGCGGGTCAGCGGATAATCAGTCCAGTTCCAGGATCCGTTGACCGATGCAGCATCGCCGCTAATCGTGCGACCAAACCCGACCCATCCGGGGGCGGCTAGGCCGATTTCACCTTCCAGATACTCGACAAAGCGCTGCACCCACCGGTCATTCGTGCGGGTCCAGCTATCCCCGATGGCGCTGATCCGGAATTGCCCCGCCACGCCCATCGCCGCGTTGCCGAAATAGGCCAAGGTCTGACGCAAGTTGTGCCGGAACGACACTTGTTCACGGCGCAGGCCGTAATCATCCAGTGCCGCCGAAAGCCTGTCATTCAATGCAGCCTGATCGCCCCGCGCTGCTGCTATTTCTTCATCAAGCGAGAGTGCGCTCGGGGCTGGGGCGTTCCACAGCAGTTTTCCTGCACCGTCAAGAATTACAATCGGCCAATCGTAGCCAATTCGCTCTTCCCAAGTGATTTGGAAATCGCCAGTTTCCAACGCGGCCAACGCTATATCCCACACCCCATCCAATGCGACTTCGCCAAACACGCCGCCGTCAGCGTCCTGAAAAACCAACAGCCGATCTTCACGTAGGAAATCGACCTGCGAAATACGGTTATTAAGTGATGCAGCACTTGCCGCTGCTTCGGCCGCCCAGCCCTTCGCACTCTTCGTCCCAGGCCCACCCGGTTCTGTGCCTTCTGCCAATGCTTGGGAGAGGTCTGACCAAGGCTTTCCGGCTGCCTGCAAAGCGTCGTGAACCACGGTTGTAAGAGTCCATGACCCGGCCCCACTGGCTCCAACCTTGAAGTAGATATCGTTGTTGGTGTTTGTTGCATCGCCCCAGACGAGCGCTTTTACACCCTCTGCATGGGCAAGGTCGGCTTCGAGTAGGGCTCGGGTCTCTTTGAACACCTCGACGCCACCGATCAGGCCGGCACCAAGTACCTCCTCAATCACGGGCCCGATTGAACGAATGTCAGCCTTGCTAGGTTCGTTAAGCCCGCTGCTCGACACCCCTTCTGTCACGAAATCACGCCATACCCACGCAATTGCGTCACTGATCTTGCCCATGTCCTGCCCTTCCTTAGGTCACGGTCGCGGCGACAGGACCGGTGAGGGCTGAAGATCCCCCCGATCCGTTGAAGGCCCGCGCCCAATAGTAAAAAGTCCCGGCCGTAAGGCCGCTGTCGTTCCGACTCACCAGCGCGCCTGCCGCAGCGGTGATATCGCTGCCCACTTGCGTCGGACTGGTGAAGCTCGTGCCAGTCGTCCGATAGAGCCGCGCAAAGCTCAGGCTCGCACTCGTAGGCATTGCGAAGCTGATCGATACAGCCCCGGTGCCACCCGTTGCCGCCAGCGAGGTAGGCGCGCCGATCGTCGCGCTGGCCACAGGCGTGATTGTCACGCTGCTGCTCCAGGCGCTGGCGCGGTAGCCGATAGTCAGCGCGCGGACTTGCACCTCGTATTCGGTGCCGCTGTCCACTGCGCCACTGCGGGCAGTGAACGCATCGCTGTCAGTCGCCATCAGCACCCATGTGCCGCCATCTGTCGGCCGATACCGGACTTCGTAGATCAGGTCGGCGCGCCCGGCCGACCAGGTCGCCTCGATCGCCACGCCATTGCCCTCGGCCAGCGCGATCTGCACCGCCGTTGCGGCAAGCCCGGTCGGCACCGGCACGGTTATGGTCGGAACGCTCGTGCTACCAGCGGAAACGGGAGGCGTGCCTTCTTCGGTCGCCGCGTCAAAATCCCAATCCTCAGGTCGAACCTCGACCAGGCCAGCGCTGATCGTGATACGATCCTTGCCGATCGCCAGCTTCACCCCACCGTCGATGGCGAACACGGCATCGATGCCGAGCTGCTGTGATTGCACCCGGCAGAACCGTTCACCAAACAGGTTGAGGCCATAGAGGTTGGTGGTCATATCCAGATGCCACCGGTCGCCCAGGCGCGCTGCCAGCAACTTGCCCACACGCACCGCCTGGTTGTGATGCGGGGCCCAGAACATCTCCACCGCCTGCGGATCGGTATTCGGGTCTTCGTCTGCGCCGGGTACCAGCACCAACGCGCTTTCTTGCTCGCGGTAGGAAACCTCGGCTTCGGTATAGAGCACCTTCAGCGCGCTTACCCGCTGTGCAGCCTTGGGCCCCAGCGTTGCGCCAACGGCAAGGATGTGATCGTCCGTGAAAGTGACTGTCGGCGCTTCGTAGCCGCCCACGCGCAGGTTGAACTTGAAGTCCGCGCCCTGCCAGCAAAAGCCATCGACGGCTTTGAGCATGTCGGCCAGCACTTGCCGCCGCTCGTCCATGGAAAGCTTGTAGCTGCCCCACAACCGCCACCGCTTGATCGTCTCGGCCGTCACGGTGGTCACCAGCTCGTCGGCGATGTCAGCCTCGGTCGCGATGTTGGCCCAGTTGACGTTGTCGTAGCCAAGGCCATAGCCGTCGGGGTGCGCGATATAGTCGGCAATCACCAGCGGGCCGTTGTCACTCCATTCCCAGGTGCTCTTGTCGTTCAACCGATGGCTGCCAGTGCCACCGTTGGTCGAGTCCTTGCGGGGATCGTAAACCTTCACCGCCTTGCGCACCTGAGTGTAGGTCGGCGGTCGGCCGTTATAGACCTCGCTGAAATGCTCCTGCTTGACCGGCGCGCAGATGATCGCGGCATGGGCGCAGCCGCGCTGGCGATGATCGCTGGTCCACTGCGGGAAGATCGATGTCAGCTCGCCTATGGCAGTCTGGCTGTCACTGCCCGGGCGAGTAAGGATGCGCACAGCGTTGCGAAAGCTCGCCTGGGTGACCGTGCCACCGCCGCCCAGCGTTACAACCTGGTCGTTGATGCGGTGCTCAAGGATCTCGGTTTCCTCGCCGGTCCCCAGCGTGACCACCATGCCTAGCGTGCCGTTGGCGCTCTCCTCGAACGTCATCGTGCCGCCCGAGTGAACAATGCCGTAGTGCCGCTTGCGGGACTCGACAGAGCCGCGAACGTTGACCTGGCCGTCGCTCGGCTTGGGGCGAGATGATCCGAAGATGCTCTTCCACAGCGCGTTGACGCCGATGTTGATCGCTACCGTCAACAGCGCGGCCACGATTGCCGATCCCACCATCGGCGTAACAACCGCCACCAGCGCTGCGACGATCAGCTGAGGCATGACAACCTCCTGTGCACCACTGCCGGCACCGCCCAGATCGCCTCGGCTTCCAGCGCGAACATCACCACACCGTCCTGTCCGCGCGCGGCCCATCTATCGCCCAGGCACAGGCAGGCGGTCGGCCCCGTTCCCGGAATGTCGATAAGCCCGACGTCACCGCGCTCAGGGAATTCGGTGCGGGTGCAGCCGAGCCGATCGAGCACCTTCGTGGCATAGCCTTCAAGGCCACCGTGCCGCCGCAGTATCCGCAATGCGCCCGCGCCCGATGAATAGCGCGGCCAGCGTGGCATCGGCCTGCCCGCAGCTTCGGCCACATAGCGCACTACGGACACCAGGCAGTCGCTTGTCCCCCAGGCAAAGGCGGACTGCGCCCACAGGCGGACCGTGGCTGACACCAGATCGCCGTCGACCAGGCGCGATGCCGGCATTGATGGTGCAGGTCTCAGTAATCCGGCCATGTCACCACCTTGTTGACCAGGCCTGCGACGAACTCGAAGCCGCGATCGCCGGGGAAGCGGCGCTTCTGGTCAGCATCGGTGTACATCGAATACTTGGGCCGCGATCGCAGGCTGAAAAGGCTCTCTGCCTTCAGCGTGATAGTGTTCTCGTTGCCTTCTCGCGCCAGGTTGAACTCCGGTCGAAGGCAACGCCCGGCCGCGATCGGGTAGGGCAGATCAAGTGGGCGCTGGTTGTCCGGGTCCGCGGGATCGGCCACGCCGAAGAACTGCACCAGGACATAGACCATCCGGCCCTTGACCTCGGCCTCATACTCGTCGCGCGTCATGCGCAGGATCGCCGCATCCACGCCCGAAAGCGAAAAGCTCATCTCCGGGGCGTCGCCGTTGACGGCCTGCTCCACGCCGCTGATCGAACCCAGCTGACCAAGTCCCTGCCACTCGGCACCATCGTTCGTCTTCAGCCTGCCATTGCCGCCGATCCACAGGTTCATCGGCCCGCTGGTGAAATCGAACTTCACCAGGAAACATGCCTGTACCTTCTTTCCGGCAAGATCGGCGGCGATGGTGTCGGGGAACAGGCTCATGCAAAGAGCCCGTCCGCAAAGTCCTCGACAAACGTGACGCTGGGCGAGCCGTAGCGCATGTTGGTCAGCTTCAGCGCCATGCCGTCGTCATTGGTCAGCCGCCCGATCATCGTCGGCCGCAGCTTCAGCGCCGCATCGGTGTAGTCGCGGCGCAGGGTGGGCGAACAACGGATCGTCGCCACCGTGCCGGCCCATGTCACGCCACTGGCGATGTACGGCTCGTCGCCGATCCCGAAATACAGCCCCGCCTGCAGCAGCTCGCCATACACGCCGAAGTCTGCCGTAATCGTGCGCTGCCCCTGGACACCGCTCACCAGCACGCCGCTCAGGTCGGCCGTCAAGTATCCGGCGCCATCGGAAAAGTAGCTGCCGTCGCTGTGTGGGACGATGCCGGCCCCCAGCTGAGCGTTGGTCGCCGCGTACCACATGTCCCACAGCGGCAGGCGGACGGTATTGGCCCGCCCTTCCAGCAGCGCTTCCATAGCCCGCCAGGCCAAAACCTCGCCGCCTTCGAGCGGGTCGAATTCCAGGCTCACGGTGAACGGCGGCCGGATCGCGGGAATGACCTGGACGAAGTCCGTCAGGCTCGTGGCCAGGCCTTGCGTGCGGCGAGGTGGCTGTATCTGGATATTCCGCGGCACCAGCGTGGCGGGCCAGTCAAAGGTAGCCATCAGCCGCGCCTTTCCAGGTGCTCTTTCACCCGTTCGGCAACGATCGGGTCGTATTGGGCAAAGCCATTCGCCGTTGTTTCCTGAGCGATCTGCGACATCTGCTGCAGCAAATCTTCGGTCATCACCGCGCCGCGCAGATCGAACTGCAGGACCGTCTGCCCGCCTCGCCCACCGCCACTACCCATCGAGCTGTTCGGCATCACAACCGCACCGCTGCGGCTTGCGAAAACGGGTTCGGGCCCGGCCTCGCCAGCAATGCCCCAGCTGCCTGCCGGGATCTCGCCACCATTGGCAAACAGGCCCGCATAGGCAGGATCGCTGATCGTTGCCGAAGCGCTGCTCGCCAGCGAGGCCAGCGACGAACCGCCACCCCCGCTACTGAAAAGCGAACTGACCAGCGAAGAGAAGAAACCACCGCCGCCGCCACCGCCAGCACCGTTGCGGCTCGCCTGTTGCAACGCCTCGGCCATCGGTCGGATGAACACGTCTTCGATGAACATGTCGATCAGGCCGCGCAGGAACGGGTCTTTCACGCCAAGCCGATCGGCAATGGAATCCGAGATGGACTGGTGAACATAGTCCAGCTCCTGGACCATCAGCTCCTCGACCCGCTCGCCCGTCTCCAGCTTGTTGCGGCGCAGCTGATCCGTGTACCGCTCCAGCGGCCCGGCATTGGCCTGGCGCTGCCCTTCGCGCTCGGCTGCCTGTCGGCTTTCAAGAAGGGCACGCGCCTGTGCCGCGTCGGCGATCTGGCCCGTGGCTATCTGCTGCTCCAGCAGGTTGCGCTCGATCTGCTGCTGCAGCTGCAACGCCTGCAGCTCAAGCGCGGCGCGATCGCGCGATGTTCCGGCAACGCGCGCCCAGGCTTCCAGCGTCTGTTGCTGGCGGCTCAGCATCTCGGCATCGAGCCGTTTTTCCGCCTCGATCTGGTCGCGGGCGATCCGATCCTTCAGCAAGCCGCCGCTGACAAGGATGGTGCCGTCCTCGGACCGCTTGCCGTAAAGCACGTCCAGTTCGGCCAGCAGCTTCTTCTTCTGCGCCTCGCTGTAATCCTTGTTCGCCCGGATCTCGCGCTCGCGCTGCTCACGCTGGTCGGCCAGCATTTGGTAAGCGATGTCGGCGCGTTCACTCGCCGAAGTAGCCAGTGCCAGGCGCGCCTGAAGCTCCTCTTGGTTGAGCGAGACGAGTGCTTGGAGATACTGGGCTTCGATCTGCTCTTCCGTCTTCCCATTCGCACCTTTGCGCCCCGTGCGTTCCTTTCTCTCTCGCTGATTTCCACCCTTCAGCAGCCCCATCGGATCGTCAAACTGATCCGGGGACATGCCAGTTGCGCGAATGCCGCGCTCCCGATCAATGTCGGCACGCGCCTTGGCAATGTCAGCGTTAACTGCCTTCAGCTCTTCTTGCTGCTTGTAAACGAACTGCAAATCACCAGTTTTGGGGTTACGCACGCCTCTGCGGGCGATTTCGTCCTGAAGCTTCTGCTGACGATCTAGCAGGCCATTCAGTTCCTTTTCCGCATCGATCAGCGTGCGTCGTTCGGTCAAAGCGTCCTGCCGCTTTTTGGCTAAACGGTCCAATGCGCTCGTCGCGCCGTCAGCCGCATCTGCGGTTTCAAACAGCTTGGCAATCAGCGGACCAAGCGCCTGCACGCCGATCATGACCGCTATGCCCCACGGACCCGACAGGAATGAAGCGAACTTGCTTCCCTCACCTGCCAGCATCTGCACTGCGCCGGTCACCTGACCGACTTGGCTGGCGAAGATTTGCGCAGGCTTCATCCCCAACGCATACATCGTTGAGATATCGCCGAGCTGATAACCGAGTTGCTGCAAGCCCGCCCGCTGCTGCCCCGATGCGCCAGTGGCAGCGTGGGTCGTGGAGATCATCTGTTTCAGTTCGGCTTGCGCCTGCCGGTGCTCTTCTTCGACCTGCGCCAGCGCCGCCTTCGAAAGCAGCAACGTGCGATTGTAGTCTTCGAGGCTGGATTTCCCGGCGTCCATTGCCGCTTTGGCATTGCCGATTTCGGTTTTTGACTGAGCCTGCGCCGCCGCTAACATGTCGATCGACGCGGCCGCACGCTGCCAAACCGCCGCGCTCTGCCCGCCCTCACGCCCGGCCTGGGCCATCTTGTCGGCCAGCTCCAATGCACTGCCCGCCGTCATGTCCAGCGTGGCGCCCAGCTGCTTGGCACGGCCCTCGGCCTTGTCGACGCCGGCATTGAATTCACTGCCGACAGTGCGCAGTTCCAGTACCGCCTCGCCCAGCTTCTCAGCCATGGCTCAAGCCCTCCTGAGAAGGTCCCGAGCTGGCACTTTTGACCGGCACCAGCTTCATGCCGATGCCCATCGTGCCCAGCATGGCTGGCTTGGGCTTGCGTGCGCGCTGGCGGCGCTCGTGGCCATTCGCCGTCTTGTGCAGGCGGTCCATCATCTCGCGCTGTGCCTCGGGCTTGTAACTGCCAAACGCCAAGCCACCCGCGCGGATCGCGTCCATCTGCTCTTCGGCCTGAAGGCGCGGCAGCATCGTCATGAACGCCCGAACCAGCGACGAAGGCGCTTCAACCAGCCACCACTGCGGCTGTCCGCCAAAGAAACGGACGAGACGGGGGATGGTCTCTCCCCAGTCGGCAGCCTTTCGCTGCTCTGTGTCGTCCCCAGGCCCGCCGCCCCCAACCCGGCCGCTTTCGCGATCGCTCCTGCCACGCCGAGACGATTGCGCAGCAAGAGCCCGGTAAAAACATCGCTGATCGCCTGCCGATGCGCGCCGGGCAGCTTGGCAAAGACTTCGTCAGGCACGCCCACGGTGACCTTGCGGGCCACCTTGCTCACCAGTTCGGTAAGCTCCTTTTCGGCGTCATCGCCCTCGATGTCGGCCAGCGCCTGGATGCGCCGCCCCCACAGGCCAAACCGGTGGCTGTCGATGATCGAAACTTCGTCGGGAGACAGGATCTCGAAGATCTCTTCGTCGATCCTGATTGTCGGCCGCGTGATCAGCGTGGTGAGATCGAGCAGCGGCCCATCGGCAGTGCCGGGAGCTTGCGGTCTTTCAGGAGTATCGGGCGTGTCCATGCCCGAGCGTATGCAAGGTGCCGCCGCTCCCGCGCGCCCCGGTCATCTGCGCAGGTGAGCAAAAGGCTCAAGCTGTCTGGACGAGCCGATGTCTACGCGAAACCAACTGCTCGTGCAATATTGGGCGAAACAGCCGCTATTTCGGGAGCCGCCCTTGGGAGTTTAGCTCCAAGCCGATCCTGAAACCGGCGTGACCGCAGCAGAGCCGACAGGGTTGTGCACCCCACCGGAGCCACGGTTGAGCCCGGCATTCCACTGTGCATCGTTCCCGACCAGGAAGATGACCGGCTGCGCCCCGGTTGGTCCCGTGCCATTGGTGCCGATCAGATCAGGGGCGAACTTTGCGCGGTTGGATGCGTCGGTCAAATCAACGCGCGCAGCAACGTTGAGGTAGAAGGCGCCGATCTCGATGTTGTTACCGGTCGCCGGGCCGAACTGATAGGCGTTGATCGAGGCACTGTAGCTGACAACCTGCCCGCCCGTACCCCACGTCGCCGCCGAACTGCTGTCGGGCAGTCCGTCGATATAGACACTGCGCCCCGCGCTTTCGGTCGTCTGGGACGTATCCCACGACACCAGAATATCCCGCGCCACGCCGTCGCAGACGTTGATGTTGCTCTCGATCCGCCACAACTGCGAGGTGCCATTGTAGAGGTTGATGCGCAGCTTCCCAGTTGTGCCGACAAGCTGCACCTGGACGCGAGCGGTGCCAGAGGACGAACCGAAGATCGTCTGCACCGCTCCCGGAGGCGCCGCCATCTTGAACCGGGTCAAGGCGATCGTGCCGACATTCGCATCGGCTCCCAGCGAGCCAGATGCACGCCTGAATAGATCGGGCGTTGCGGAATCCATCGCGACAACCGGATAGCTGGCTGCCGATGCAGTAGTGGAAGCAAACGACCGCGCCCAGGCGCCGTTAAACGTGATCGTGGCAGTCGTGGCAGTCGAACCCGATGCACTGTTCGTCAGGTTGAGCCGCATATACTTGCCGCGGGTATAGCTGCCGCTGGTCGTAGCCGCCGTCGCGTTGGTGCCTGCTACGTCATCGGCGAACTGCACGGTGCCGTTCGAAACCGTGTAGGTTCCGGTCGCCGGGCCGCCGAGTATCTTGCGCCACTCCGAACTGACGGCCGAGCCGGCCACCTGGTTCGACAGGTTGGTGAACTTGACGAATACCGGCTCCATTGCCGTGTTGATCGTCCGTGCGGCGTAGTCGATGTAGCCGTCAGACCCGCCCGCGCCTTTGCCGACATAACCTGCGGTCGGCGAGAATGCCGCCACAACGTCAGCGCGGGTTGTCGGCCAAGTGCCGGAACCTGCAGCCGCGGTAGGCGGTGAAGTGAACACGGTGGCATAGGCGATGCTGGCACCCTGCGAGCCGAGCACCACCCCGTTGCCGGTGGTTACGCCACCGTCCATGCCGCTGAAACTCTCCGCGATATTGCTATCGAAGAAGGTCTGCTCGCCAACGGGATTCCAGCCAGGGTTTGGCGGCGTGATGCTGCAATTTACCGAATTCCCAACGTTGTCGGTGGCGTCATAGGTAAAGCGCGCAATCGTGTTGCGGTAGATGTAGCCGTTGCGGATACCCTCGGACTGCATGCCGACAGTGGAAAGGCGCGAGAGGCCGATGTTGCCGACAATGCGAACATCCTTGTAGTAGATGTTCTGTGGGTTATCGGCCATCAGGATCATCTGGCCGTGACCGCGAGTGTCGCCGTCGAATACAACATTGCCTTCGACCGTAATCGGACCCCAATCAACGGAAGTTTGAGTTCCACCGTTGTCGTCCATAAACATCTGCAACATCATGTCGGCGTGGGGATCGCCGGGATCACCCTGTTGCGAGAAGCCCGTAGAAATGCTGTTGAAGCGCACCGTAACCGGCCCGCCCGTGGCGTTGTCCTGCGCAATCCCGAGGGCGATCGTGTCCATGTAGGTGCGCCGGAATGAGCACCCTTCCAGGAACGCTCCGCCTGTCGGGATGAATTTTACGCCGTTCAAGAGATCAGCAAAGTCACAGTCAATCCATGACTGTAGGCCGGTAACGGTGATACCGGATTCACGCACCACCCCGAACTTCAGGTAGTCGATCATGCGTTGCTGACCGGCCCAAGTGATGATTTTCGAGCGGACGCCTACGCCAGTCAGCAGAGTGCCATTTGACGCTCCAGTTGTTCCCTTGGTCACGGTCGTAATGACACCGCCAGAGACGGTCATGGTCCAATCGGTAGGCAGCGTTGTAAACGTCACGCCGTCATTGGTGAATGTCAGCGGATAGGTGCCATCAGCCATCAGGCCCGCCACATTGTTGCGCGATATGCTGTAATCGACAACGGCGCCGGTTCCGTCGAAAACAGGCAGAATGCATGCGTACTCAGGATAGCGGGTCTTTCCGGTAGGATTGATGTCGTTATCCCATAGGTTGCCAGACGAACCAGGTCCGCCATAGCCACCCTTGAAGCCGCATCGCGTCCAGGTGCAGGCCCCGACATTGCCTGATCCGGAATATGCAAACACGTCTGTGCCGTTAGATGTACCCCAGCTATCAGTAACGAAACGCAAATCTTCGAAAAACAGGTTCGCCGCGCCAGCACCAACCCTCCAGCGGATCAGGTTCGGACGGGATGCCGGGTTCTGCGCAACGAAGGTGACCTTGCTTGCGGGTGCCAGCGTGATCGTGCGCTGCGCCCAGTTGCCGCTCGCAAGAGCAACCCGCTTGTTGTTGAGCGTGGCGGAGCCGAGCGCGAGGATATCGGTCAACTCGCTTTCGGTTGTTGCGGTGTAATCAGCCGGCGTTGGTGTTGGCGTCGGTGTGCCTCCGCCAACGCAGCGTACAGCCAAGCCGGGACCAAAGCCAAAACCGAACCGGCCCATGATCAGGCGTACCCGATGATCGTGCCGGTCACGGTCGTACCCGTGGCGCGAACGTATTGGGCGCGAACGTTGATGACTTCGCCTGCCAGCACCGGATGTGGCACGTCAGTCGAGCTGTCTATGCCCCGCAGCGTGATCACGCCGTCGCTTGGCGCACGAATGGCCTTGGGCACGATCGCCAGCTCGTTGCTGTCGTGAGGTGTGATCACGAAGGGATTGCGCGAGGGCAGAGCCACGCTGTCCCTGTATCCCTGGAAGGTATCTGACATTGTCACTTCTCCCACCGGCCACGAAAAAGGTGGCACTGGTCACTGCAAATCGTAACGAATCAGGCGTAGAAGGTGCTTGCGACCCGAAGGGCACATCCCGTGCTCTGACACTCGGCCCTGCTGCCTCCCTTCTGGCAGCAGGGCTTTTTCATCAGAGCGCCGCCTGATGTTGCGCGATCAGGCTTCCGAAGCGTTCGTCCTCGCTCGCCGCGTCCAGGTCTTCCAGCGCCTCGAACGTCAGCTCGATGCCGGCAGGCTGGCCCTTGCGGTAGACGATCGCCGGGCTGCCCGAAACATAGCAGCGCGGCACCTGATACTGCGCCGTGTACGTCGGATCATACGGCGAAACGCCGCGCGCCAGCAGCGCATAGACCGTAACATCCTTGCCGCGGCTCAGGCCCATCTTCTTGGTGCCGGCAGTGCCGACGCCCGCCGCCGTGGTGATCAGGGCATTACCGTTCACCGCAACCTTGTACTGCTCCAGGCTGACATCCATCAGCGTGACGCGGAACATCAGGTCTTCTTCAGGGCGGAAAGCCTTGATCGCGCCGACCGAGCCGCCAGCGCGGACCTTGTTGATCGTCTGGCTGTGCGTAACCGTCACGCCTTCCTCGGTCTGGCTGCGATCGCCGCTGGTGCCGACCAGCACCCAGGTGTTGGCAGGTGCATCGTCGATTGCCGGGAATGCCGTCCCGACCGGTGCCAGCCACAGCTCCAGTGGCTGCCCTACGATTTCATACGGTTCCATCTAAACCTCCTCTTCAGCTTACTTTGACCAGCGCGTACTGGATCTGGAACGATCGCCATGCGCGCGGCCAATCGGTCACCGGCTCCCGCCCGCTCGAAAACCCGCCCGCGCTCTGCACCCAGTGGACGAAAGTCCCGTCGGCCACCTGGGCGCGTGCCCGGCGCAGCTTCAGCGCGCACAGGTCGGCCAGCGATGCGGCCAGCGCCGGCGTCGGCCCGAAGGCGTACAGGTCCACCCGCTGCGTATCGAACTCGGCGAAGCCGCGCCCATTTGCCGCGACCCCGCCCGATGCTTTGACGACGAAGGCATCGCGCGGCATGTCGTCGGTCTCGGCCGCTGGCAGCTCGCCGCCAAACCCGCGTGTGCCCACGCGCGCAGCCACGTCGGCATCAGCCAGCAGGATCGCCACCACGGCGCCAACCGGATCGGCAGGAACGTCAGGCATCGCCGTTACCTCCTGCCGATCCGCCTCCCGAACCTTCTGGCCCGCCACCTGCGCTGCCCGGCTTCAGTCGCTCCCAAGCCTTGCGGATGTTTCCTGCCAGCTCGGGATAGGCCGCATCGCCTGCCGGGCGCAGGTATGGCCGCGCCGGGATCGTGACGCTGCGCTTGAGGATGTAGTGAACCTCGCCGCTGAATTCGTCGACCAGCATGGGCTGGCCCTTGATGCTCTGCACATATGCCAGGCCAACCAGGTTGCGTGGGCTTCCGGCCTTGCGCGCCAGATCTGTCACCGGGATCGCCAGGAACTTTGTGTTCTTCGGCTCGATCACGCCACCCAGTTCGTGGATCAGCGCATACTCCACGTCCTGCACGCCCCAGGTGCCGCTCACACCTTTCTCATCGGGCGCCGCATATTGGACCACGTTGATGCCACGCGTCAGGTTGCCGCTGTCATCCTGCCAGCTGTGATTGCGACGGGCGTGGTTCACTGCCCCACCCATCGTACGGTTCACGCCCTCGATCTGCGCGGCAAGCATCCGCGCCTTGACCGCCTTGCCGTTCCAGCGAAGCGAGCTTTGGACCGCCATCAGCAGTACCTCCCGCTGATGAGGCCTTCAGCGGATCGCCACGCGGGTCTTCCATTGATGCGAGGGTGCGGACGCCAAGTTTCGCAACCGGCGTCTAGCCAGTCGAGATCGACCGGACCATAGAGGCGGTCGCTCACCAGATCGGCGGCGCGCTGGCCGGTGACAGTGTTCTCCGAATACTGCCAGCACCCCTTGATGCCGCAGACCTTCCAAGCGAACAGCGAACCGATGAAACGAAGCATCAGCCGATCCTCCGCAATGTGGCTTCAAGGTGCGTATGCTTGAACTGCACCGGACCTTCGACCAGCAGCGGCCCGGCGTGAAGCACCGCGCCCTTGCGATCCGTGACGCTCGCCAGCCTGTCGCCCGGCCGCAGATCGGTGCCCAGCGCAAACAGGCCGCGCGCCCCCTCGATCTGCGCCTGTTTCTGCCCGTCGATCAATTGGGTGCTGCTGCCCGACCATACAAAGCACGCCACCGGATCGCCCAACGGGCTGTAGCTGCCGGCGTTGGGCGCGTTCCATCCATCGGTGCCGGTGCTGGTCGCCCGCTCGATCTGCGCCCGCATGGTCAGCCTGCCCGCGATCATGACAGGCCACCCTCGTGCGCAACCTTCAGCGCCAGCCCGCCGATCACATTGGCGAACTGGGCTTCGGTCATCTCGGGGCCCAGGATGGCCTCGCCTTGGCACGCCATGCACCGCGAGCCGCTTTCCGATCGCAGGTAGTTGCGAGAGACATGGCCCTTGGTGCAGAACCAGTGCGGCTCTTCGAACCATGCATCAGGCACGACCATGAACATCTCGTCCCCGCGCGCCTCTGCCGCCTTGGCCAGATCGTCGCGCCACTCGACCAGGGCGCGGAGCATGGGGGAGAGATCGGCGAGGTTCACGCCCCGTCATCCCCGTCGCTGTCTGCAATCGTGTCCGGCACGCGCGCTACCGGCGCAGCAGCGGGTTGCCCCAGCATATGCCTGATCATTTGCTCGGCCTGCGCGGCAGTAAACAGGTTGGTGCCGACCGGGGCACGGTGGAATTCGTGCGGCGTCCCCTGGCAGGAAACCCGCTCAAACGAGATGCCGCAATCTGGCGCAAAATCGGTGGGCAGCTTCCACGCCAGAAACCGATCAACCATCTGCTTGATCTGCACGTCGGTCATTTCGACATCCTCGACCGGCGCCACTATCGGCGCGCGCGAACCTTTCGGTTCGAAGAACCTGGCATCCGGCCCGCAACACTCGCGCTTGGTCAATGTCCTGGTGCGGCTGCGCTCCAGTGCCGCGCCTGCATGCAGCCGCTTGCGATAGCCGTTGCTGCCGGCGTCGAAGTGCAGCCCGATCAGGCGCACGCATGTGCCGCCGCTGATATGGTCGCAATCCTTGCACAGCACGCGGCCCGGCATCGGCCCGTTGACGGGATCACCCGCCGGGTTGGCGTTGGCGCTCACCCCTCGATCTCCCCAACCGATCGCACCAGCAGGCGGGCCCCCATCACCACACAGTAAGCGACAACGATCGGCCAGAAGATCGAGAACACGATCCCGAACATCACCGTGATCGCCCCGCCGATCGGGTCCATCGGTTGGCGCGACTTCAGCCAGGTCCACACCAGGCCAATGGCCAGGCCCGCGACGTAGACGAGCAGTACCGTCTTCATGCCGCCCGCCTGCGGTTGCGCCTGCGCACGCGCCGGGAAATGTGCAGGCGGTTCGCTCTGCGGCGCAGATGTGCAGCAGCCCCACGGCTGCGGCGGCGTACCCAACCGCTATGCGCAAGGCGACGTGCCTTGCGGCGGCGGGTAGTAGTGCGCGGCGCGACGACGATGGTGATCGCGCGCTCCGACATCATCACCGGAGATGACAGGCCAAAGGCAAGCGCTGCTGCGAGGCCCAGTCTTGAGAACAGCCCAACCATCAGAGAACCTCGAAGATCGGTTCGCCGCCAACGGCATTTGCTGTCCACAGGAACGCGGTTTCGAACTGGGTTCGACAGACAGCCATGCCGCGAGGATCGCAGTTCGCGGCCCTCATCGTGGCAAGCATTTCAGCCACTGCCTTGATTGCAGTCGCGGTCTTTTCGGTCAGCGCTGCTGCAGCTTCCGAATTGTCGATATCGATCACGCCATCACCATCCCGCGCCGCTGCGCGAGCCCTTCGAAAATCTTCTCGCGATCGGCGCTCATGTCGCCCGAAAGCGTGAAGCTGTAATCGCCGGCCCGCTCGCTGCGCAGGCCACCGCGATAGGAAAGCTGGAGCTGCACAAGCTGGATCGTCGCTTCGTCGCGCGCAGCCTGTTCGCCCAGCGGTGTATAAGTGATCTGCACCATCGGCGCCCAAAAGGTGCGCCCGTTGGTTCCAGTGGTCAGACGCTGCAGCGTGCGCCCGCCATGCATCACGCGGTAATCGTCCGCCGCCAGTGTCACCTGGGCGGATGCGTCGCCGCTGTTGCCGGGATCGATCTCGATCACTTCGACAGGCGCGGCCGTGTCGATCGGCCGCACCAGGCGCAGCGTGCGCAGGTACGTTGTCGCCGGATCAGCCGGATCGCCCAGCAGCAGCTCGACCGGACCGGCCGGGCCAAAGCGCACGTCCATTTCGCCGGCAATGCCGTCGATCATGGATTGCAGCTCAGCGTCCGAAAGGTCGCTGCCCGTGCGTTCCTTGACCCGGTCGATCAGCGCCATGGCTTACTGGCCCCCACCTTCGCCGCCAGCGCCGTCAGCCGGCTTGCCATCGGACTTGTCCGATCCCGCACCGGCGTCCTTGTCCTGGCCGGGCTTGGCTTCCTTGGTGGTCGAAGCCCCCTTATCGGCCTTTGCCTGGGCCTTCGCCTGCCGCTGCGCAGCCTTTTCCTTCGGCCCGGGTGGCGGCGCGACATTCGGCACCTGCTCGCTGATCTCGCTTGCAGGTTCCTTGAAGCCCGGCAGCGCACCGTCTTCCAGTTCGAACAGATCGTGCGCGTCTTCTGGAATTTCGTCGCCCGGCGCGACATAGAGGAACGCGCCATCGGTATCGCCTTCAGCCACGAGCTTCGTCTTGTCGGAGTTGAGGAACAGCCGCTGCCTTGCAATCACGCTACCCATTGCATCGAACCTTTCGTCAGAGCGTCTCGTAGAAGTCGACGAGAACCGCCGTCCCATTGAGCGCGGAATTGAGGGTGACGGTGTTGCTCTCCAGCGCCGTGGCCGAGAACGCGACAGTAGGCGCGGTTCCTTCCAGCACGCCGCCCAGGAACGCCCGCAGCACGCTGTTGCGCGAAAGGAGCGCGCCAAGGCCAAGCTTCGCCCCGGTGCCCACGCGGATGCGTTCGGTGTTGGCCGAAACCCACGCCGGCAGGGTGATCTGTGTGATCGTCTTGAACGCCTTGTTGCCGACGACAGTGGCAGCACCGGCAGCAACGATCGTCTCTGTGATGGTCTCGCCACCGGCATTGGTGCCGACGATCACAACGTTGCCCGCCACAGCCGCACCGTTGCCGGTCACCGTCACATTGCGCGGCACGTCCGGCTGCGCGGCGAAACTGGTGACGACAGTGGTGGCCCCGCTGGCCATCGCCGTATCGCCCAGAATGCGGGAATTGACGCCAAGCAGAGCCGCGCCAAGTGCCGCCAACAGAATGCGCGATCCCGCGCCCAAAATCTTGCCCATCGGACCAATCCTTTCGAGGGTTTGCCCGCTCTATTCGGCGGCGGGCGAGCGGCCCTGGACCATCAAGGGCTGCGGCTGCAGCGTGATGATCCGCCCACTCATGGCCTTGCCAGTGGCGCGCCGCCCCGAATGGCAGCTACCGCCCCTTTGGGCTTGCATTCAGGTCCGGCTTAGAGACCGGTGACCGAGCAGAACGCGGCCGGGCGCATCCACACCATTGCCGCACGGGCGTCGGCACGCACGGTGCGCTTGCCCTCGGTGAACTGGCTACCGACATAGCCGACCGCCACTTCCACGCCGCGGCGTTCGAACAGGCTGCACCAGGCAGGCTGGAACGAGCCGGTATAGCCCGTGCCTGCGCTGTCCGCGTCGTTCTGCACGACCGGCAGGCCCCACAGGCGCTCCGGACCGCTTTCGGCCGGCGATCCCCAGATGTAGATGCCGTCGGCCGTGCGCAGCAGGCGCACGCCCTGCCAGTCGGTCGGGTGCATCACGTGGTGCGTCGGCACGGCGCGGCCGGTAACGCGGATCTTGGTCATGGCCTTGAAGAAGGCATCGGGAACCGGATCAGCACCCTTGGCCTGGGTCTGGATGCCGCTCACGTTCTTAAGGCCGCGCAGGTTGGGCGAAGAGCCATCGCCGATCAGAACCTGCCGATCGAGCCGCTGGCGCACGCCGAAGGTCAGGCGGCTGTTGATGTAGCCCCGCATCATGGCCACATCTTCAAGTTGCTCGTCCGTCACCGGCACGCTGTCAGTGATCTTGGCGACCGACGACGTGCGCTCGGTGAACGCGAAGGCGCTTTCAGCATAGGCGCCGCCTTCGGCCGTCTCTGCCGCCGCGTGGGTCCGCGTGGTTTCTTCCATGAACTTGATCGCGGCCTGCGTCGTCGGGAACATCGGAATGATGTCCAGCAGCTGGATCGGGCGCGAGGTAGCTTCGACAAACCCGGGCAGACGCACACTTTCCGGAGCATAACCGGCGCTGGTGGTCATCAGCGTCTTGGCGCGCAGGGTGGCGAACTCTTCGCCCTTCACCAGCATGTCGGACAGCAGAAGGTCCGGGAAGGAAAGATCGATGCCGCCCGGCGACCCGCGCCCGGCGTAATCCTGGTAGGACTTGGCCTCACCGATCAGTTCGCCAAGCGACTTCACGCGCTCCTGCTCGCTGCGGTGATCGCCCTTGCCGCCCGGAAGCGGGAAGCCGCGAACCGCCTTGGACCGCGCCGCATGCTCCGCAGCCGCCTTCTCGGCACCTTCGAGCTTGTCGGCCTTCTCGCCCAGATCGTTCAGCTCGTCGTTCAACGCCCTGACCTTTTCGGCCACTGCGATCGAGCCCTTGACGTCAGCGCCAAGGCAGGTGACGCGATTGAAGTCGTACTTCTTCTCGCCGCCATCGCTGATCAGCGCTTCGGCAAAAACCTTGCCCAGCTCTTCCTGGCGCGCCTGCATCTTCTCGCGCACCTGGTGCAAATTCAAATCCGACATGCCCGTCACTCCTCAGGTCCAAAGGCCGAAACTCTGAGGGCCATGTGGCAGGAGGATGCGCAGGCTATCGCCCCGGTCAGGTGACCGGGTGTGCTGGGTTCCTGAAGAAGGGAATGCCCGTTGCCGCGGCGGGCGAAGTGACAACCGATGTGGATCGGGCATCGGTTGTCACGCAAAGCGGTGTAACCGATGAAACCCGCCGATGACAACCGGTCGCGCACCAAACCGCAAATCGCGTCGTCGAGAAGGGTTCGAAGTGCCCCACAGGGCGGTTTAAGAAGGGCTAAGAAGGCAGGTGAGCGCAATTCGCGGGGGACAGAGCCGTCAGGAGCCTCACAGAGCGTCCTGACGGCAAATTCAAGTTGGCCGGCTTCAGGCCTTCAGATGCTTGCGCGACTGTTGGTGCAGCCACCCTGCCATGGCCTGCTCGGCAATCAGCGCGTCGGCCTCTTCCGGCCCTTCTGCCGCCTTCTGCAGCACCAGCCCGATCGCGCCGTGGATCTCGCACAGCTGCTTAAGCCCCGTCGCCGAAACAGAGGCCGGATCGTCGCCGATCGCCGCCGCCATCTCGGCGAGGTTGCCGATCAGCGGCGCGAACTTGGCTGCCTTCAGCTCGGCCGACTTCATCGACAGTGTTCCCGTCCCCACGCCAGCGCCGCGCAGGACGGGCGAGATTTCATCCACGTCCAGCTTCTTCAGGATCTGGACGTACTTGCCGTCACGCTGCTCCTGGACGGCATCGAGCACCTGGTAGCCGTAGGACCATTCCTGCACGGGCAGGCCCTTGGCCAGGTCGAACTTCAGCGTGGCATGCCAGTCCTTCCCGGCTTGCGTTTCCAGGTTGAGGTAAAGGTCGGCCACGCACCAGTCGCCGTCCTCGTGCAGCCAGGCCTTGCCGAACGGCATCGCCCGCCGATCGTGCGCCGGGATCATGTTGACCCATTGGCCGCCACCTTGTTTCCAGCTGAAGGCACCCGGTGCGTAAGTGTCGCCGTCGCTGTCGATCGCCGAAAGCTGGGCAATGCGGGCGCGGCCGCTTCCGGCCTCGTCCATCTTCTCGATCGTCATGCCCTTGATCTTCATTGGTCTCACTCCTCGAAATTGGGCGCGAAGCTCAGCGTCCCGTTGGGATGCTCTTCATCCGCCATGATCAGGGCCTGCTCGATGTTCACGATCGAGCCATTGCGGGCCATGTGCTCTTCGGTCGATCGGCCGGGGCCCAGCAGCCCGTCATAGACGATCAGCGTCGTGATGCCGGCTTCCCGCGCGCGCTCTATTGTCGCCACGTTCTGGGCATAGGCAGTTTCGGTGCGGGCGATCCGGCGCGCCCGAAGCAGCGGCGAAGTGTTGGGCCCTTCCTCGACCAGGTCGGAAATGCGCATGGCAAGCCGAACCGGGCTTTCGCCTTCCGCGCGGCCCTGCGCCAGCGCCTTGAACAATGCATCGCGCGTCTGGCCTTCCAGATCGACAAGGCCAACGCGCTTGCCGCCTGCTGCGATGATGGATCGCGCTACCGCATCGGACAGGCCCACGCCGATGCCGCCATGCTCGGCAGCCGCACTGGAGGCCTTGGCAACCTCAAGATAGTGCGCCTCGTAGATTCGCCGCAGGTCTGCCTGCCACTGGTCGATCCCAAGCTTCTCCAGGATCATTTCCGTCAGCAGCTCGTCGGACTTCTGCTCCTTGCCCTTCAGGGTAGGATCGCGCTCAAGGAACGGCAGCGCCTCCTCCTCGGCTCGCTTGCCCAGGCTCGCAAAGAACCGCGTGAGGCGCTTCTCAGCGCTTGTCTGAAGCCCGGTCGCCTGCCGCTGCAGCAACAAAGCCCAGGCATAGCCTTTCTTGTACGCAGCCTCGCTGGCCTGATCCTTGGCACCCTTCCATTCCTTCGGCGGCGTCAAGAGCGGCATGCTGGTCTGTGGCTCCAGTCGGATGCCCACTTCGGCCACCGGCACTTCGTTCACCGATATCGGCCGCAGGTAGAAGTCGTTGGTGGAAAGCGGCTCCTCGCCCAGAATACGCAGCGCCTGGTGATGGCTGATCAGCCCTTCCTTGAACTGCTTGATCGCACGGTCGCTGCGCTTGTCCTCGTCTTCCTGCAGGGCGACGACATCGTCAGTATCCCAGCACACATGCAACGCTTGCGATCCGGCAAACTGGCTCAGCAGCGAACGCTTCAGCTCGTCGGCCAGCATACGGCCGATCGGGAGCACGCCATTGTTCCAGGCAAGCTTGCGCAGCTCCTCCATCGTCGCGCCAACCTTGGTCGACTGGAGCCCGGCGCCGAAGCCCACGATTGCAGCCGGGATGCCAAGGCACGCACAGACACGCTCCTCGGCAACGTCGCGGCCCTCGCTCATGTTCATCTGCTGCGGATTGAAGCCGTAGGCTTGCACGTCAGTCGGCGCACCCATCACCAGCGGCCCACCGCGGTTGTCCCCTCCGAAAGCCTGGGCAAACCATGTCTTGGTGGCAGCCACGTCCTCCGGTGCTGGCATAGCGCCAGCCTTCGGGCTGATCACCACGCCAGGCACACCCATGTTCCGCAGCAGGCTGGCCACAAAGTTGCTGCTTTCGAGATCGATGAATATCTCGCGGATCACGCCTTCCAGCGGGGACAGACCCATGCGCGGATTGCGCGGGTTGATGCCGTGCCGGAAATGCACCACGTCTTCTGGGCGGATGTGGAACGTCTCGCCAGCGCTTCCGCCTGGCCGGTAGTGATAATGACGGATGAACTCGCTGCCGTCCTGCGGCCAGCACGGTTCCATGTTCCAGCTCGGCACAAACCACAGCTCGGCAGGTTGGCCATATCCGTTTCGCACGATCAGCCAGTAGGCGTTGCCGGTGATGACGAACGACACGATCGTCGCCATCCACAGCGCGATATCGCCATAGAACGGATTTGGCGTCTGGATCAGCGCGAGCATCGGGTGATTGTCCACCTCGCTCACATTGCCCTTGGCATCCTTGCGCCTCACCTTCAGCTCGGCCTCGGGCAGTGCGCGGCCAATCCACATCGCAGGCGCGGTCACAACCGAGGAATCGAGGCAGTCGCCCACTTCCTTGCGATAGTCGAACCGCGTCCGCCGCAGCAGGCCCGACAGGAAAGGCACCCGCCCGCCATGGCGCATCTCGCGCCAGGTCTCCGCAGCCTTCATGCTGAAGGACTTGAAGGATTGAAGCCAGTTCATGCCGGGATCCAGTCATCGTCGAGAGTGCGAGGCGCGCCGGGCCGCTTCGGCTCGATCAGCGGCTTCCACGCCGGGCCTTGTCCGTTGCCGGCCGCATGGATCGCCAGCGCCAGCGCCCAGAACCGGTCCGAGTGGCCATCCTTGGTGCGCTCGGCGGTGAAGCGGATGTTGCCCGCCGCCGTCGTTGTCTTGGTCACTGCGCGCAGATCGGCGCGGATGGCCTTGTCGTAGGGAATGCGCAGGCGGCGATCTTCCATCTTCGCGCGCAGCGGGTAGGCCAGCTCTTCCTTGACCCGGCCGGAGAAGTTCACGCCTTCGACGCGATAGGTGCCGAAGGCCTTCTGCGCATCGTCCGTCCAGCCAATGCCAAGGCCGGTGCTGTCGATGCACACCCGCTGGCAGCGTTCGAACCATGGCCACAGGATCTTCTCCTGGTCGCCCTTGGTCATTGCCCGCATGGTCTCGACGTGGCGCGTGTAGAGCACGTCCCCCAGCAGCTCGACGATCCACAGCACGGTCAGGTCCTGCTTGCGGCCGATATCCACTCCGGCGAACAACGTGCCGCCCTCGATCCGGCCCCAGTCGGTCCCGGCTGCATACTCGGCCGATGCGATCAGGTCATATTCCAGGAACGCCGCATCGTCGTCGGCGGGCTGGCACATGTACTCCTGCAGGAAGCTTTCCTCGTCCGCGCAGCCGGATTTGACGAAGTCGTAGTAATCGGCCTCGGTCATTTCCTGCTGCTCGGCATCGGCCGGCAGCGACTGCTGCAGCTTGTAGAGGAAGCCCTGATCGAGCGCGTCCTGCAGGGTCACGGTGTGCAGGCTGATCTTCTTCGGGTTGCCCTGTTCCTTGATCTCGCGGACCAGGCCGTTGAAGAAGTTGTGGCTGCCACGGTGCGTGCTGATCAGCTCCATGTTGCCGCCCCAGGTGGTGCCCGGATAGGCAATCGCCCACAGCTTGCGCGGATCGGGATGCAGCGCGAATTCGTCGAGGATGCGCCCACCGCGTTTGCCCGCCTGCGCATCGGGATTGGACGACATCGAATTGATGCGCTTGCCCGTGGCGAAGTTCAGGACATAGGCAGTGTGCTTGGTCGCCTCGTCCACGATGCGCTCGCCCAGGTCCTGCGCGGCCATGTCGAGGATGCCGGTGAACAGCTTGCAGTCTTCCAGGAACAGCCGCGCCTGGATGTCGTCGCGCGAACTGACCCACTGATCATGCCGCGCGCCTTCCTTGCCGGTGCGCGCCACGGCGGCATAGGCCGTGGACCAGGAGATGCCGATCTGGCGGCTCTTCTCCATCAGCTTCAGCCGCGAATCGTCGGCGATCCACTTGCCCTGGTAAGGCAGGAAGATGGCGCCTGGGTTGGCAGGGATGATGCGCGCGTTGCCCATCAGCTTCGCCGCGCAATGAGCTTTGATTTCAAGAACTGAAGCTTGCGATCGACGCCAGCAATGAACTGGCGGACATGTGATCCCTTGGTCACACCGGCCACCTCGTGAAGTACGTAAGTTGAGCCTTGTTCGTCACTTTCCGCGCCGACCACGATGACCAGCACACAGCGACCATCTGTTGCAAGCAACTCGGCCAGAGCGGCTGCTTCCTGCTCGGCGAACTTGTTCCATGCCTCTTTTTGGGGTTCGGCACGCATCAGCCAACCCCCAGGGCGCGGTTGATTTCGGCCAAAGTCTCGGCCGAAACACCGGCTTTCTTGACCTTCTCGGTTACCTCTTCGGCAGCCCTGGCCATCTTCTCAGCCACTCGCGATTCCAGCTGGCGGCGGTATTCGTCTGACCCCTTCTGGGCAGAGACGGCCGACTGCAGCGCGCGGCTCAGTTCCATGATGCCCTTGGTCGAAACCTCGCCACCTTCCAGCAGCTGGAACATTGCCGTCTTCAGCATCTCGGCCACGGCCACGGTCACCTGATCCGGGCCATCGGTGCCGAGCGAAGTCACCAGCTCGCCCGACATGCGCTGCACTTCGTCCAGCTTGCGGAACTGGATCGCCTTGCGCACGGCATAGCGCGACCATGCAGACTTCGAGATCGGCGCGATGCCCTTGTCGGCTAGCCGCTCGTTGAACTCCATCAGGATCGTGTTCTGCGGCAGCTTGCGCTCGCGCAGCTGCTCCAGCGCCCAGATCACGTCGGCCTCGGCCTCGTCCGGCAGCTGGTCGATCGACGATAGCCGACCGCGGCCCTCCCGGCGGTTCTGCTCAGCCTGATCCCCCCCGGCCACGTCAGATCGCCTCGGAAGGCGGCGTGATCCCTTCGATCACCACGCGCTCGTCGAGGAAGTCGCGGCCAAGCGGCAGGATCTTCGCGACCAGGACCGACCCTGCAGACTGCAGCTCGATCGCGCCCAACGCTTCCAGCTTGCGCAGCTGAGTGGCGATCCAGTCGCGATCCCGCTTGATGCCAAATACGTCCAACGTGCGGCGGATCAGCAGCTCGTTAAGCCGCCCATCTACCTGGCGCTTCAACTCGCGCAGGATCTGCAGACGTGCGTCTGCGGCGATCGCGTCGGCCAGGTTGCTCACTTGCCCAGTCCTTTCTCGATCAGCATGCGCTCAATCCGTTCCACCGATCGCGCGGTGCGATCCGCTGTTTCACGCTGGGCAGCAGTGCGTTCGTCGATCAGCTGCTCGATCCGCTGGATATCCTTCGCGGTTGCAGCCTCTTCCTTCAGCTCCGCCACTTCTGACTCGAGATGCCCCACCCGCTGCGAAAGCGTGTTCACCTTGCCAGACAGGCCGCTGACCTTGCGTCCAAGCTGGCCCGTGCCCTCAGGGTTTGCCGCCCCGCCACGCCACACCACCGTGCCGATTGAGAAGACGATGAAGATGATGATGGCCCATTCCAGCCAACTGCCGGTCATTGGTCGGTTCCCGTCTGCTTGGAGTTGCCGCCACCCGGTTTGCCGCTAGCAGGCGCAGTGCCTGCCGACAGGCCGATGAGGCGCTTGATCATGCCTTCGATCTCGCGCCCGGCGAACTCGATCAGCGAATAGCCGGAAAAGCCCAGCCCGATTGAGACCACGAATGTCAGGAGCGGGCCTGGATGCGATTGCGCCACCCAGATCACGGCCACGATTGCCATGATCGCGGTCACAAGGGCGAAGCGCAGCCAGCCCACTTCCACCTCGCGGCGCGGTGCCAGTGGCCGTGCCATCAGTACGCCGACGACGGCAAGCACGGCCTGCAAGACCGGCACGGCCAAGCTGTCGATCTGAAGCACCATCCCCGGTGCCGCATGGGCCGCAAGGCGTGGCTCGCCCACCGCAGCGGCCAACACCGACATCGCCCACGGACCGTAGAAGGCCGCTAGCTGCTTTATCGAAACCGCAGGCTCGATCATGGTTGCGGCTCCGGTGAAGTGTTCACATTCGCTGCCGCTTCCACGGCATCGATCAGCCGATCGAGCTGGTAGGCTTGCTCGCTGGCGATCAGGCGCTCGGAGATCGTCATCCCGCTGGCGACGGGGCAGGCTGCTCCAGCACCTTCAGGAAATCCTTGATCACCGGCCGTTTCAGCAATTCGGGTGCCGGCCGGAATGGTGCCGGGCAAACCAGCTCCATCGGCGCTGCCGGCAGGGGCTGCGGCCTGTGCTGCCCGCAAGCGGCCAGACAGAAGCTCAGACCGGTAGCGTAAAGCCGCCACCTCGGAATGTAGGGCACTTACGTTCTCCCGGTTGATGGCATCGTGCACGGCATCCACTCGGACGATGTTAGCCTGCTGCCGGATCGCGGCCTGGCGCGCGGCTTCCTGCAGGTTGGCGATCGTGCCACGCGCGGCATCGCGCTCGTCTGCCCGATGCTGGATTTCGCTGCGAAGCCTTGGTGCGACCCGAAAGGCTTGATTGGCGAGGTCGATGGTCAGGACGGCGATCACGATGTGCCGCCAGTCAGCGAACAGCCATTTGAGAAGGGCTGCAAAGGGCTTTCCCAGCCACTTGAGAAGGGTGACGGCGAGGCTCATGCGAAGCCCCGGCCAAGCTGGTCGGCGCGGTTGAGCCAGCCATTGAGATAGCGCTTCTGCGAGGGATCGAGCCGCGCGATCGCGCGATAGCGATCACGGGCAGCATCCCGGTAAGCGGTCACCAGTGCCGGAAGGCCAAGCCCCGGCCATTGCAGGACTTCGAGCATCGCGTTTCGCGTGACGTTGCCGATCACGCCATCCACCTTCAGCAGCGCTATCCGCGTCTTGCTGGCCGGCATCAGCAGGATGCACGAATTGATCGCCCGCTGCAGCAACTTGCGCGCCGAAGCAAGGCCCCCGTTGACAGCCTGGTCGAACAGCATTTCGCCGATCGGGGCGGGGAACGTCTCGGCCTGCAAACGCAGCCAGAAGCACTTGTGAAAAAGGAAGATCGCATCGCCGATGGTCAGCTTGCGGATGTCGGCGCCATCAATGTCGCCATCCATGTCGAGATCAAAGTCAGCGAGCCCGTCGCGGTCTTCGTCGAAGGCTCCTTCCGCCTTCAGAAAGCGCAGCGAGATCCCGAACTTGGTCTCGCCACCCCGGTCGATCGGGTCATTCACATGCCCGCCTTCGATGCCCAGCAGGTGCAGAGCCGCCTTGCGATAGCGCGGGCTGTAAGCCTGCACCACGATCTCGACGGGCGTATTTTCAGGGGAAGGATTGGCGCTGCTCATGGGCCGCTTGTGGCCGCTGCAGCGCCTGTGCATCGCCCCGGTCAGATGCGCGGGGGATACTTGGTTTCGTCAGAAGAGGGACATCTGCCTCTCGTCGCCCTTTTTGCCAAGCCTCGCACGGCGGCGGCGAATGGTGCTCGCGCTATAGCGTGTGGCCAGCGCGATTTCACGTTCCGAGTAGCCTTTCGCAATCATCGCGTCCAGTCGCTCCTGCATCTGCGCACGGTGCCCGGCCGGACCGAGCGGCAGGTTTATGCGCTGGCCGATGCCAAGGCCCGCGGTGAGGGCATCGGCCAACTCATTGGCGGGGCGATGCCCGATCGCTTCCGCAAGCCAGTGATCGGCGGAGATGACGGGCGGGATATAGACCTGCGTTCCGCCGCGTAGGCGTGCAATCTTCAACGCCGCTTCCTCGCCGACCACGGCGGCGATCTGCGCCAGCACGGGAGGAAGAGGAAGCGCGTTGCTCACTGACCGGCGTCCCCGGCAGGAACCTGCTCTCGACCGAGCGCCAGAGGCTTCTTGCCGAACTCTGCGCAGTCATCGAGAACAGTGGTGACCAAGTCGTCGCGCACCACGAACAGGTGCCCGTCCATCTTGATCACGAAGTCGGAATCGCCCATGCCCCGTGCCGCCGTAGCCGCGCGAGACAGGCCAACCTGCAGGCTCATGCGAACGCTTTCCACGTCCATGCCGCCACAGCGCTCCAGGAAGCGCACCAGGGCATGATCGGAAACGGGCACAAGGCCCGCCTGGCGCGCCGCCGTGGCTTTGGTCACCCCTTGGCAGGGACGGTTGCGGACATCGTTCTGCCGCTGTCTGTGTCTGCCCATATCAGAGCACTCCCAGCAGGTAGAACGCCGCACACGCGCAGAAACCGGCGACGAGCGCCAGTTCGCGCAAAAAGCGCCACCGCTCCCAGCTATCGTTCCGGCGGCGCCAGTCCGTCAGCCGATCACGCTGCTGCCGCATGTTCGCCTCCTGTCATCGCGTCGAGGTCAGCGAACGCCGCTTCGATCTCGTGGCGCTTCTCGATGATGCGCTGGGCGAGGCCTGCGGTTAGCGCGCTTTCCGCGCCGATCCGGCCAAGGATCATGGTCAGGTCAGCCAGCACGGCAGCTTCTGCCGTCGGGTGCAGGTTGCCCTTGTTGTCGGCAAATGCCGTGGCGACCTTAGCCATTTGCGCCTCCCCCGTTACCGTTCCTGGCGAAAGCAGCCTTGTGCGCACGCAGCTTGCCGCCCAGCGCCTTGGCCAGAGCTTCGTAGTCGCTGGCTGTCCAAGGGTCCGCCTTGGCGTTCTCGATCCCGCACAGCTTCCACGCGGCATCGTGTAGCGCCCAGTCTGACGGGACGATCCCGGCATCCTTCAGCTTGATCAGGATCGCCGCGCATAGCGACGCCTGCAGTTCGATCGGGCCGAAGGCCTTGCCCGTCGCACGATTGTGCTGAAGCCAGCCATGACGGGTTGCCATGTTCTTCAACGCCTCGATCAACCGGAACGCATCAGACTGCCTTGCCCACTGCAGGCGGTCGCACTTCAGCTGGCGCTTGGCGAAGGCCTCAAGTGCCTGCTCGGCCGGATTGTCGACCGCGCCCAGATGGTGCAGCGAGATCCACAGCGCCCGCGCCTTCATCGCCATGGGATGGCTCGCCGCCTTTTTCGAAGGCAGTGGCTGGAAACCCTTCGCCTTCATCACGTCCAGGACGCGGGCAAGCTGTGGCTCGCTGCATTCCTTCAGGCTCGTCTTGCCCGTCTGATCGAACAGGATCTGGCGATAGTCGTCCTCGTTCATCGCCAGTTGCGTCTTGGCGATCTGCACCTTGGCAATCATCGCGCGGCGGTTCTGGCTGCTCTTGTCGAACTGGGCCGGGACGGCCCGCCCGAAGTTGGTTTGCGGGTTAGTTGCCACGGGGAAGTCTCCTCGACATGCCGAAGTGCAGGCAGATCGCCTCGCAGGTCCGGGCGAACCGCTCGTCTTCGAGCCTCAGCCGGATTGCGATTTGATGCTGGTGCATGATGCTCGTGTGGTCTCTGCCGCCCATGGCGCGCCCGATCTTCGGGTAGCTCATGGGCTGCACCGGCACGGTTCGCAGTATCCAGGTCACCATCGCCCTGGCACGGACAAGCGCCGGGTCGCGCCGATGCGAAAGAATGGCGTTGCGAGGCACGTTGAACAGCGCTGAAGCCAGCGTAATCGCGGTGTGGGCGGAAACGAACCGGGGCCCGTCGCTTTCACCACTGGCATCTTCCAGCAGTGCAGCGACAGGAACACGCAGCGCGTCGATATCGCGCCAGAAGGGCTGCCCGCCGATCATGGCCAGATCCCCGAAGCCAAAGGCAGGCACACGACAAGCGCGATCACCGCCACCGCGCGCACGGCCTGATCCCAGAAGCTCCAGTCGCTCCGTTCGATCACGGCCACAGCGGGCTTCTCGTTGCCTTCCAAAGACCGGATGCTGATCGTCTCAATCGACTGGCGCCGATCCCGCAGTGCCTGCTCCATTCGCTCTACTGCGAAAGGCAGCGCCGTCGGCTCCAGGTTGACCGTGGCATAGGGTACGCTCAGCTCGTGCGTGTAGCCAAACAGCGGCGTCTCGATCCGGCCCATCACCACGAAGCCGGTGCCGCGCAGGCCCACGGCGATCGTCTGAACCTGGTCACAGGCGGCGGCTGCCTTCTCGGCAGCGTCGATCAGCCCGGCCATCATGCTGCAAGCGCCCGTGCCGAGAGCTGCGACCAGGCGTCCTGCAAATGTTCCTTTGCCAGCGGACGCTGATCAGCCGCCGCGATCATCCACGCCAGTTCCAGCGCCATCGTCCCGCCGCGCAGTCCGCCCGGCATCCCCACGATCTTGCGCACCAGGCCAAGCGTGCCATCGTCTTCCACCTTCCACGCTTTGGCCAGCGCGTCGGCATCGGCCTGGAGCGGCAGCGGACGGATCATCCGCATCGAGACACGGCTGTAGAGCTGGGCAAACGCCGCGCTGCGTGTGCCGCCTTCCAGTTGCTGCATGACCTTGATGTTGCCCAGCAGGGCGATCCCAACGCCCGTGGCATCGTGCCAGCTGCGGACCTCCTCGATAGCCTTTTCCGAGAGGTGCTGTGCTTCGTCGATAATGATGAGCGGCTTCGACATGTTCCGGACGCGCTCGCGGATTCGCCGGGAAAGCTTTTGCGGCGTGCCCACGGCATCGCGCTCGCCCAGTGCCTCAAGCACTTCGATCTGCATGTTGTTCACACCAGCGGTCGAAGGCGACATGGTGGCGTGGAATACATTGGGAAAGCATGCGCGATACTGCTCGGCAGTCTTCGTCTTCCCGAGGCCAGCGCCGGTGGCGATGACGACGATGCGGCCGCGCTGTCCCCAAGTCAGCAGGCTGGTGATTTGCTCGCTTGTGGGCGTGGAAAAATAGTCGGGAAGCTCCGGTGCTTCGACCTCGATCCGTGCCTGCTCGTCGAGCAACTGCTGATAGCGATAGACCTTCTCGGCGAGGCGACGCTCGTCACCCGCATAGCCCTTCGGGCTGCCGAACTGGCTGAGCGTGCCTTGGGGAATATCGATGCGCTTGGCCAGTTCCGACCAGCTCAGCTGGGTGCTGGTGCGATGGTCGATCAGCCACTTGCGCTGCTCTTCGATATCAATGAGTGCGGTTGCCGGGTCATTCATGTAGAGAACTCCTGTCTCTCGTTGGGGACAGGTGCGCGGGGAAGTTTCCTAGGCCGCCCCGCGCACCAACTTAATCGTCGCGCCTCACAAGCTTCAGCGCGCCGAAAACTCGATCTTCACTCTTCGCGGGATGGCTCTCAGGGAGGGCAGAGGGCGCAATCTTCAGCGCCGCCGCTGTCTGCCCACGATGACGAACCGGGCGCACAACTTGCGCCTCTGGCTTTTCAGGCTCCGGCGCATCGACCTGCACCGTCACCAACTGCGGCATGGTCAGCAGGCCTTCAGCTTCCAGTCCGTCCCGAATCCGCTTGCGGTAATCGGCCACCATCTTGCCGGTCGCCTTCGCCTGGGCGGCGTCGAGAAACTGCACATCGCCCCACTGCTGCGCGGCGCAAAGGTAGTGCCCGGCCTGGTCGTAAAGGTGGATATCGCGCAGCAGGTTGTCGGGATCGAACCGCACCGTAACCGTCTGCCCATGGAACCGTGCGCACTCGGGTGACCAGTAGCGATTGCCGAACAGGTTGATTTCGCTGGTCTGCTTGTTGATCCGCTTCTGCTCGCCTGCCAGCAGCGCCCAGCGCATCGCCTCGGGCGATGCCTTGCCGATCGGCGCGGTGGCATAGGAATCGGCGAACACTTCGTCGAAGCTGCGCCCGCGGGCCGTCTCGGTCCTGCGGTTCATCTTGGCGTTGTGGCGGGCGATTTCCTTGTCGACGCGCGCCACGAATGCATCCCAGCCCACAGCCCGGCTGCCATAGTTCTCGGGTTTGGCAGTAGGGTTGTTGCCCACATAGGCCCCGTGGAACTCGGGATGCTTCGCCACCCGGTCGCACATGTCGCGGAACGCGCGTTCGATCGGCTTGGACTGGCCGCGATAGGGCGTCGCCCAGTGGATATGGATGCCAAGGCCGGTCAGCAGGCCGGTCGGCTCTTCTTCCTTGATCTTGAAGCGGAAACGGCTGTTGGCCCCGCCTGTGATCCACTTCGAGGCAAAGGCCCGCCCGTTGTCGAGCACGCATTCCTTGGGGATACCCCAGTTCTGGAACAGGTCGGCAAAGCATAGCCGCGTCTGCACCGCGCTTTCCTCGCCACCGATCCGCCAGGCCAGAATCTTGCGGCTGAAGATGTCCTGGATCGTCACCATGATCGGACGGATCACGCGGCCTTCGCCCGTCTTTACAAACACGTCGAACTTGTGACCGTCGATGTTCACCACTTCCAACGCATGCAGGTGCGCCACCGTGCGCCGCTGGGCCGGGATTGACCGGCGCAAGTTTTCCTCACCCTTCCGGCCAAGGCGCAGCACCTGCGGATCGACTTCGCGCTCCAGTTTGCGGCGGATCGAACGCTCCGAAGGCATCGGCAATCCGCGCGCTTCGGCGATATCGCGGGTGCGGTCATAGCAGCTGGTCAGTGTCGGCTGCTCCAGGCGCAGATAGTCCGAAAGGAAAACGCGCCACAGATCTTCATCGATATCGGCCTCGCGCCCGCCTGCCTTGCGGCGTGGTGCCAGCGCAACGATGCGGTTCTGCCGCGCCACGCCTTTGATCAGCCTGCGCCAGTTCCATACCGTGGATTCGGCGATATCGTGCTCGATCGAAACGGCCTGCACCGCCACGTTCTTCAGTACGCCTGCCTGTTCCAGCAGTTCGATCTGCGCGATGATCCCGGCGCGGCGCTGTGCCTCGCCTTTCACCTTGTCGCTCTGCAGGTCGAACCATTTCCAACCTGCAGCCGTCGGATCTTCGGCTTCGATCAGCAGTGTCTCGCCGAGCTTTCGCGCCAGTTCGACGCGGGCCGAGCCCGGCAGCAGCGAAACGTGGAATTCGATTCCGCCACCGCGCCCGGCGCGAGGCCGCGAAAGCGGATTGCCTGCCTTGTCGCACTGGATAGTCCAGCGATGATCGCGGGCATGCCGGTTCACCGCACGTTTGTCATGGGGCAGGCCCGGCAGGCGAAAATCGGCCAGCTCGGCTGCAGTGAACCACTCGCGTGCCTCACTGGCGGCATCGGCCTTGGTAACCTCTTGATGCGCCCTGTGCTTCACTGGAAACGGTCCCCTCGGATCAGCGGCGCATGCGCCGCCAGCTTCTTCTGTTCTTCACGCAGCCGCGCGATCTCGCGGTCGATCTGGCCAAGCCGCGCCGTCTTGACTTCCGCGCCGATCAGCCCGGCCATGCCGATCTCGCGCAGCAGCGGGTCCATCAGGTCATGGCGCTTGGTCACCAGCACCAGCGCGAAGAAGCGCGACATCGGCACGCGGTGCTCGGCCCGCGCAGGACTCGAGTAGGCATCGAGCATCGACTTGCTGACATCCTCGCCCAGCAGGATGCTCATCTCCGCCGCGATGATCTCACGCGGGCGGGAATCGCTTGCGAGGATCGAGCCGACCGTGGTGCAGATCATCGCTTCCAGCCCGGCCAGACCGGCCGCGCCTTCGCGGGCAATCGGCTCCGCAAAAGTGAAACCGAGCTGATCGGGATGGGGGCGGGCCTTAGGCATTGTCATTCCCACGGGCGAGGCGCGGATCTTCCGAGCGGCGCGGCACGTTCACGAGCTTGATTGGCAGGACTGGCAAGGTGATGACATCGGCGCCGACGCCGCGTGCCCGCTCCTGGGCAAGCTTCACGATCGCCGCGATCCAGACTTGGCCGTCCTCGCTGAGGCAATCCCACTCGCAGGCAGCGAAAACGCGCAGCACTTCATCACTGTCGACGATGGCTCGCGCCTCACTCAGCTGCTGCTGAGAAGGGTGGAATTCGGCTCTCACGCCATGTCTCCCCTCTGATACCAGAGCGTTGGTTCGCGCAGTTCTTCCACTTCGCGCGTCACGGCAGGCTGGCTGCTGTCCAACTGCGCCATACGTGCGCGCAGGCGGCGGTCGGTCTCGTTCCAGCGCAGCTTCGCCGCCGCCTGGCGCGGGGTGCAGCCCATCTGCATCCCGGCCTCGAACGCGAGGCGCGCGGCGCGGAATCGTTCGGCGAGAGACTGGGCCATCACTTCGGCTCCCACCGGATGACGTGCCCGATGAACTCACCGGCACCGTGATGGCGCATCCAGAAGTTGCCCATCGCCCGCCGCGCGCTCACACCCTCGCTGGCGGTGAAGCCGTCAGCCACGGCAAAGCGTTCGATCTCGTGGTCGAGCAGCAAGTCGTTGCCATGAAAGGCAATGCTTGCGATCCGCTCGGGGTGGTTTTCGTTCACCGTGATCAGCACCAGAAAAACCTCGGTGCACGGCACATCAGGAACGATCTTTCGGCAGTGCTTGGTGCGCATTGCCGTGTAGAGCTGGAGCATCTCGCCCACGCGCGGCGGACGCTTGCGCTGCATGCGCACGGTCTGGCGCTTGGTCCCGGCCACGATCGGCCCGGCGAATTGCCCCTTGAAGCTGAGTGCCACCATCACAGACGCTCCCCACTGAAACGCACTGGCTTGCCGCTCACGATTGGCATGGCGCAAAGCCGCGCGCCCACGTTCGAGCCGATCGGGATCGGAGCCAGCAATTCGATATCGCGCGGGCAGAACTTCCCGCGGCGCAGCCATCCATGCGCTTCCAGAATGGTAAGCATGCGGTGGGCTTGGCTTTTACTGGCAAGCCCCAGGCCCCGCGCGCATTCCAGCAAGGAAGGCGACTTTCCTCTGTGCGCCACCTGAAAGCCGCAGATGAACTGCAGCAATTGGAGCTGGCGTGGCATCACCCCGATCACCGGCTCACACTCCGATGCCGTTTGCCGGTCAGCTGGATCGCCCTGAGTAGAAAAGCCGATCCCCGGCGCAGTTCGGCTTTGCGGCGGCGCTCATCGCTCGCGCCATACGCCTTTACCGTGCTTTCAACAGCAGCCTTGGCCATGCCCAGGCTGCACGCGATCACCCAGATCGGCGTGCCGGTTGCATACAGCTGCAGCGCCGTCAGCTGCTTGGGGCTCAGCTTCGCCATCAGCAGGGCACTCCGCTCAGGTCGGCCAACGGCGGCAGCCAGATCGTGCGCGTTTCGCCCGCAAGCGTCGGCTTGCGCACATCCCAAACGACTGCGCAGTAATCGACCATCCCGCCCCGGAAGGCGCGGCTGCCCATCGCCGCGATCATGTCGCCAGGAGGCATGGAAGGCCGCTCGCAGAAGTGCAGTACGAACTGTGGCGGATGGTCGATCCGCACCAGGCGCGAACGCTTCTTGCCCATCGCCAGCCACTTGGCGGGCAGGATCATCACAACGCGATCGGTGGCCAGCTGCAGCGCGCGGCGCACAAACGCCTCGCTCACGATCATCTGCCGCCCGCCCAGCCAGTACTTTCGGTAGCTAAAGGGCGGGTTGCACCAGATCGAGCGGCGCGGGTTTGCGCGCACGATCCCGTCAAGCGAATCCTCAACAAAGCAGACGTTGTGAAAGCTGATATTCTCCGGGCGCTCGAATACCTGCCAGCGTTCCGGCGTGATCCGGTTCACGATGTCCGAAAGCACGAACCGGCCTTTGAAGCCTGCGCTTTCAAGCCACTCGGCGCTGTGCCCTTCGCCCGCAGCCGGGTCCCAGATCGTGGTGCCGGTGTCGGCCTCTTCCAGGCCGATCGCCTTGGCGATCTGCTCCCATTCCCAGCCCTCTTCGACATACCAGTCGTAGGGGTGGCGCTTGGCAGCCCGCCCGGTTGAGACCTCGCCACGCATCAGTCGGCGCCCCCAGCCTGCGCCATCAGCCGCTGCAGTTTGTCGGCGGCATCCTCCAGCTGCACGTCGCCAACCGGTTCGCCATCGATCAGCGAAGTCACGATCTGGAAGGCAAGGTCGATCGCGGCCGGCGCACCCAGCTGTTCGTTCAACGTGTCGCGCAGCTGGCGCTTCACCTCGTCGCTCTTCAGCACACTGACGATCTGCGAAACGTACCGCTTCTGCTGCGGCGCGGTCAGACGGCCAAGATTGCCGATCGCCGCCTGCGCCTTCTTTTCCTCGTCGCTCGGCTTGCGCCCTTCATCGCCAGGGACGCCTGCCGCGATAAGCGCCTGGTCTGCGCTCATTTCCGCATCGGCCAGCAGCGCCTCGATCGCGCGGCGGCGCATGTCTTCCTCGCGGATCGTCGCGATCATCTTCAGTTGGCTGGCATTGCTGCCCACCACGGGATGCGCAGCCAGCGCCTCAATCAGGTCCGGGAATGGCTCGATCAGGAGACGGAAAAGCTGCAGGTCGTTGTGGATCGAGCGGCGCGACATACCGAGCGCTTCACCCGCCGATTCCTCCCATCCGTATACGTGTGCAATCTTTGCACACGTATCGTTGACCTCTTCGGTGAGGGCGTCGTCAGGCCGGATTTCATGGGCTTTCACGCGCTGCCAGCGAGCACGGATAGCCAGCTGCTGCTGCTTCAGATTGCCGTTCTCGCGCGCAATGCGCTCCTGCGCCGCCTGCACCAGCGCAGCCGTGAACTTCGCCCGCTCCAGCGGCTCCAGGCGGCGGCGGTGCAGGTTCTCCGATGCTTCCTGGTCGGCCAGGTCTTCCGGCCTTCCGGTCACTTCCACGGCATAGACCGGGATACCTTCCAGCCGAGCGCCCGCCGTGCGGTGCATGCCCACAACCAGCTTCCATGGCTTATCGGAACCCTTGCCACCTTTGGTGACGCTGATCGGCGTGCGCTGCCCGTCGACCTTCATCAGGCGCCCAAGCGCCGCCGCCTTGTCCGGGTAGAAGAACCCGATGCGGCCGGAATCGTCGATATCGTTCGGATCAAGCTCCAGCATCTGTGCGCCGGAGAGCAGACTGTTCATTTGCGGTTCTCACTTAGACGATGCGCGGCATCGGCCGCGGCAGTAGGGTTCTCGAAGCCAGCCTCACCGGCCACGGCGCTTCCAAAGGAGACACTCTGTGACTGCAGCTTCTCGTGACGTTCTTGAGCCATTGGTTCTGGCAGGATTCCGCCTGGCCGTGATTTCGATCGCAGCGCAGTTGAAAGCTGGCGCGCTGTCGCAATCACAGCGCGAAGATTCAGCCCAGATATTGGACGAGATGTGCGAGGAGCTTGAGCAGATTGCGACCGATGGCGAATTGGCGCGCAGTTCACTTCTGAATGTGCGTGCGCTGATTGATCGCCTGTCAGATCAAGCGCCGCAATAGCGCCAAGCACGCGGGCTTCGCGTGCGATCTTGGCATCGGCCTTAAGCTGGTCGATCCTGGTGTAATAACGCTCAGCTTTAGCCTGGTCCGTGCCGGGGAAGCGGTAGTGCCTCATCACGCCACCGCCTTGCGCGCACGGCGGCGCTCGATGGGATAGATGTCAGGGCGCAGCTCGTGGCGAGAGACGCCAGTACGCGCCTCCACTTTGAGTACGAACTCGGCAGGGACACGCTTGCTGAATGTCACCCACTTCCAGACGGCGGTGGTTGAGACACCGCAAACGCGGGCGATCTCGGCCTGAGAACCGGCAATGCGAATTGCCTGCTTCAGAGCCTCAAAGGTTGTCGTTTCAGTTCCCATAGGCATCGATATGGCAACTTTTGTTGCCATGGTCAATCCCACAAGAATAGCGCGCGCCAGCAACCTAAGTTTTAGAAGGGTGCCATGAGCTTAGCTGAACGGATCGAAGAGCGCCGGACGCTCAAAGGCTGGACACAGGCCGAGCTTGCACGCCGAGTTGGTGTCAAATCGACTTCGATCTGGAAGCTCGCCTCTGGCCAATCGCAGAGTTCCAAGCACCTGCATAAAATCGCGCGATTGCTCGATACTTCTCCTGAATACCTTCTAGGCGAAACTGACAACCCGCTGCCCGTGGCGTACAAAATCGACACAGATGCGCTCGATACGTCTCAAATGCCTGACGACCATGATATCGTCCAACTGCGCGAAATAGATTTGCAGTACGGGATGGGCGCTAGATATCTCGATATCCCAGTTAATACGGAAATGCGCACCTTCTCGCGCGAGTGGCTGCGAGGCATAACGAAGTCTCCACCAGAGGTACTCTTTTGGGCTTCAGGTGACGGCGACAGCATGGAGCCAACCATCAGGGCAGGCGAAACCTTCCTGATCGACACATCACAGCGCACTCCTCGGATGAACGACGGCATATGGGCGCTCGCCCTGGGCGAGATCGGCATGGTCAAGCGCCTGTCATTCCAAGGCGGTGGCTTCATCGAGCTGCACAGTGATAACCAGCTTGTGCGACCGATGTCCGTCTCCGAAGACGAACTCCACATAATCGGTCGCGTGATCGCGGTGGTCAGGAGGCTTTGATGGATACCTCTGCTTACTTTGTTGCAGGGCTTTTCGTGCTTTGCCTTGGCTTTGCCATCTGGGAAGGCGGGCGCGGACCAACTGCCGGTGGCTCTCTTCAGCCGCTCGGCATTATCTGTGCGATCGCTGGCTTGGCCGGCGCAGGCTGGGCAGCCTTCTATTTCGACGTGACTGTATCCTCTTATGACGGCGACGATATCGTCAACTTTGACGCCGTCGGCATGCGCACGATCTACTTCGTAGCAGCAGCTGCAGTCTTCATCGTCGGCGCGGTCATGGCTGCAGCAGGCTACATAGTCGACAGCTTGCGCCCCCGCGCAACCCCGGAAGAACCTTCCCCAGCAGAGTAAGGACAGGCCAACTATGGACCTCGATCAGACACCGGAACCAACTCGCGAATTGGTGCTGGAACTGGCTGTCCATCGCCAGCTAATGGCGTCCTTCATTGCACCGCTGATAGCCAACGTTTTCGGAGATGCCGCCGTGGAGCAGATCCACATTATGCGCGACAGTTCTTTGGCGGCTGAGGATGAACTGGCTCTTGGCAAGCTTGGCCCCGATCTGGGCAACAAGGCCATTCACTTTATCGAGGTCTATTGGCGCGACCTTGAACAGTTAGTTCGGGAATGCTTGTGTCGCGATTGAGCAGCTTGTCGCGCAACCACCGCAGCTTGCCGCGCCAGCCCCAATACCGGTATCGGTGCGCAATCCGCTTCATCTCGGCATACAGGTCATCTCCCCGTATCGCATTGCTCATGTCGAACTGGAGGAGCGGCTTTCTGTCTTCAGGCACTGGCAGTCTCCGGTCTCGTGTCAATGGCTTCGCCATGCATTGCCTGCCCTCCCGTTTCGCCCCGGTCAGGCGCCGAAAAACTGCCCCACTTCCCCTTTGCCAGGCACGGGGTTTGATGTGCGCCTGATCCGCTTGAGATGCCCGATTTATCGGCATTTCCGCAATCTGGAGCGTTGTTTTCCAAACTGGGGTACGGATTGCCCCACTTCCGCCCACTTCGCGCACGCCTCAGAAGGCTCTCATACGCCCCAAAGTGCCGGATTTATCGGCTCTGAGAGGCTGAGAGCCCAAACGGTCCGACTCCAGCCGCTCTTGGCAAAACGGTGTCTAAATGCCCCCGAACTCTAGACAGTTCCAGCCACTTCGGAGAGACCCGCTTGCGCCGCCAAACTCCCGAAAATCCGCCGATTTTTCCCGCATACCCCCGCCCAATCCCGGAAAACCCCGCTACTCCGGAACCTCATGTCACCTCACATTGGCGATAGCCAACAAAAAGGCCGCCCCTTCGCAAGGGCGGCCCTTCTCAATTCAGCAATCAGCCGAAAGCTCAGCTGTCCGAAATACCTTCAGCGCGGCGGGCAGCCAGCCATGCGGCCGC